GAACCACTGCCCCCAGTTAGTGGGACATTAAAATATGTCCCATTGGCGTATCCAGATCCGCCAGAAGAAATTGTTACTTGATTAATGGCTGCCTGAACAATTGATTCTGGCAAATAATAAAAATGCAGTTCTACGCCATATGCCTGATCTGGCGTTGGTCCCAAAATAAACGACAACTCATTTAGGCTGCCGTATGTAGGGCCAAAAATTGCATAGTGCTTTGGCAACCCTCTTGAACTGACGGATGAGGTTCCGGGGTTTGGGTATGCTTCTCTAATAAAGTTTACATCTTTATTTAGAAGATACAAATATTCACCGTTGGGCTTAATTGCTGCCAATGAATATACCGACAAGAAATCATTTGGCGCAGAGAGATACGGGTTGCCAACAGAAAGATTGCCGGTCATATTCTTTCTAAGACTGGCAAGCTGGGCTGTGTTGTAAATGTTTTGCTCTGCGATACGAATCATCGCGTTCATATCTACCGTAAGAAATGTGTTCTCACAGTAATCTTGAACAGCGGTGACAAGTTCAGAGTAATTCATTTAAACCTCACGCCATAGGGCCACGAGCCATCACGCCTTTTGTGGCCGCTCCGGTGCCGCGAATTTTGATGCCGCTTGTCTTTGGCTCGGGATACTTGTCCCGAGTCAAATTACCAACAGACATTTTGACATCGTTGGGTGTATTTTTTGTGCCGCCCTGATAACCGCTGTTTTTCAGGTCAACACCTTTTTTGCCATCCATTGTGTGGGGGATGGCGTAGACGCTGGCAGGACCAACTTCTTTGCCCATTTTTTTCATCGTAAAAGCCATGATTAAATCCCCGCTTTACGAACACTACGAACAGGTTTTTGCTGGTTTGCAACCTTGGCAAGATTACGACCAAGCTGCTTCATTTGCAGATTGGTTTTACCGCCTTTGGCAAATTTAGTTGGCGTTTTGCCGGGGTGCATGTGCGATTCATGCTTGTGAACTGCTTTCTTTGCGTCCATGATCAACTCCTTAAGTTGTTGCAATTGTCACTGTACCGACCTGTACGGTCAATACCAAATAATTTGGCGTTAATCCTGCATCGTCTGCACTAGCTCCGCCAACCGGATTCCAACCCCACTGAATGACCCTTGAACCATCTGTCGGAAATCCGACAGGGTTTAAACCTGCTTGACGATAAGTTGTGTCTGTCCTCGGATTCCTCAGGGCTTGAGGGTCATCTACAGGATACATCCCCAACTGAAGCTGCGGGTGATCCGGATCCCAGCACTCATTACAGACAAGCAAGTTGTACCGTTTTGTCTTGATGACCTCTTCTTTCAGAGTCTTCAATTTAAACTGTTGCCCGCAACGATCGCACATGGCAATCGCCTTCTTGCCGGCTGCAAACCTATTGCCCATTACGAACTCGATCCGCCAATGAATGTCTGACGAGGGACGAAACGCACTGCGGCCTTCTCTCGATCTTCACCTGCCGCGAGGTTGAACTGCTCGTCATAGACCTGTTTCAACATGTCCATCCGAGGCATAAGCTCCGGCACCTTCATGGCAATGTAGTACGCCAATCCTGCAACAACACAAGGCAGGAAACGGAAGTTCATATCACTTGTCTGGATGCCGGCACCAGTGTCCTGAATCCTTCGCATACGCCAATAAGCGAATGTGTATGGGGTCACACTATCCGGTACAGGCCACACAGTGATGCATGGCAGATTGGGGTTGTAGACCACAGCGCCATTAGTGTGGCTGACTGGAGTGGTTCCGTTCTGCCCCCTGAATACGCCGCCAAGTGTTGTCCCGGTGATGTATCCATAATAGATGTCTTCGTCATCAATCCGAATAAAACCGCTGGAAGGCAGGCTTGAGACGGAACTGAGCACAATGGTTGTCGTCGAGGAATTGATCGTTCCTACGAGCGTGGCATTGGCTGGAGACAACTCTCCTGACATGCGTTGAACCCAGACCTGAATCGGTCGAGCCTGCGTCAGCTTGTTTGGGATTGTGGCGTAGGTCGAAACGCTGATGCGAGTAATGCTCAAATCAGCCTGTGTGCTCTGATTGTTCCCGCCGGTTCGGATGACATGCTCCATCAGATCGATGGTATCCAATGGCAGAGCGTATGTGCTTAGACCTTGAGTCAGGTTGAAGGAACCCTGCTCAATTGTCCACATGTTGATACCACGGTTCTGCCACTCGATGGTCATCAGATTCATTGACCGGCGAGCAGTACGCAGGTCATAACCTGTACGCATCTCGCGCCCAGCCCGCTCCCAAGCTTCTTCAGCAAGCTCCGTAAACTCAAGATCAAATGCCGTTGAACCAGTGGTTGCCATTTATCTGTACCCCGCTGTTTTTTTGGCAATGTTCTTTGGTTGAGCAACAAACTGTTTGCCTGCTTTTTTGCCAGCCCGTTTTGCGCGAGTTGTTGCTGCGTATTCTGCTGGAGTCAAGGCTTTGATGGCATTTTCAGGCAAATATCGCTCACCCGTCTTAGAAGACGGCTTACCAGACTTAGTGCGCCATTTTTGAGCGCCCCAGTCCTTGAGCGACTGCTGCGGGTCTTTCATGCCATTTTGCCGCGTGTTTTGCCTCGTTGAGCAATACCATCTCCGCGCCTAGATGCCGAAACTGCGCCGCCGCTTTTGTATTTGTCAGGCTTTGCGTACTTCTCAGCTTCAATGTCTTCGTCAACTTTGCGAAGGATGCGCTGTACTTCTTGGAAATTTTCTTCTTCCGTATCCTGCTGCGGCTTGCTCTTTGCTTCGCTGCTGCTCAAAGCGGTTCTGGCACCTTCAGCCGCTGCGGTAGCGCCAGCAGCCCGCACACCAGTGCGTTTTGCCGCTCTAGTTTTGGCTTCGTCTGCCGATGCTTTTGCGCCACCTTTGAGACGCGAAGTGTCTTTGGTGAGTTTCCGCAAGTCATCCATAGTGCTTGCATTGCCCCGAAAAGAAGGCAGGCTGCTCCATTTCGTGCCGCCAACTCCACCGCCACCACCGCCTTTGCCGCCCTCAGTACCGAGCAGCATCTCTTCCATTGGCTTACGAATACCTTTTGGCATTTTGAATACCTCTCGTCACTTGTAACCGCCGCCACGGGCTTTGTACTGCTTGGCCAGAAGCTGTGCCTTACGGGCGCTCCATTGGCCTGCGCCTGTGCCTTGAGTCTCACGAGATTTGATTGACTCAAACAAAGACTTACGCATACCGGGCTTTGTGTAAACGCCAGCTTCGTTTACCTTAGACTTTACTTTTCCGCCCTCTGCGTACTCAGTGAAGTCGGTGTTGTCTCGGCGTTTTTTGACGACACCTTTGGGCATTTTTGAGGAATTGATGGCCCCCATGCCGCGACTTGCCATCATGGCTACACCATCACGCCTCGGGTTTTACCACGTTGTACGCAACCATCTGCCCGTTTAGACGCAGAGCTAACTTTGCCGCCACTGGCAAACCCCATGCCTTTGATCCTCTGACGATCCTTTTCATCCTGAATGCTTTGAAGCATTTGCTTCTTTTGCTCAGAAGAAATGGCGTCCTCTGCCTTTGTTTTGGGACGACGAGGCTTGTATTGACTCATGTCCGGAACAACGGGCTTAGAAGGACGGACAGAACCGCCTTCTGGGTCCATAGGAGGCTGCCCCATCTCTTCAGTAAAAATCTTGGGAGATCGTTTCATGATGCACCTCTTAGCACTTACCGCCGCCCATCATTTTGACTTGCATACCACGGGTCTTGCCTTTGCGGGCAATGCCGTCAGCAGCCTTGTGGCCACCGGCGAGGCCACCGGAAGCGTAGCCCTTGGCCTTGCTGCCACTCTTCATGCCGGCTTCGGCCATCTCATGTTTGATCATGGACTTGGGAGCGCCCTTCTTTTTCATAAAGGAGATCTCTTTACCCATCATCTTCTTGGACTCTTTCATTTCACCACCTCCAGCAAATTTACGACCTTTATCGGCCTGACTAAACTCTTTGGCGACCTTTACAGGAACGCCGACCTTCTTGGCAAATGCAGGGTTATGGGCCGCTGCATCCATCAAACGCTTTTGTTCGGGACTAACCGAGGGCACTTCTTTGCTCTTTCATGAAGTCATCAATCTTCTTCTCAAGCCGATCCAGTCGATCCAAGACGCGATTGATGTCGGTATGCACCTCTGCTTTGGTGACATACTCCTTCGCAATTTCCTCCCGGGTGCGGTTAAGAAGAATTTGAATGCGCTTGACCTCGTCCGTTGATGTCTTGACCCAGAACAGAATCAAGGCCGAGATTAGGGACAGAGCAGCGTTCCATAGAGTTAGGTCCATGTCAGCAGTTCCACGCCCTCAGGCTTTTGTTGATGCGGCTGTTTGGATCGTTTGCTGTCTTGGCGCTGGTCAGTTTTTTCTTCATGCCAGACATCCTTGCACAGAAAGAGTCGCGCCTGCTGCCGCCCTCGGGTTGAGGGGGCTTCAGGTTCATGCCTTGTTTTTTGGCAGAGGCTCGGCCCTTGGCGTTTAAACCACCACTGGGATTCTTGCCTTCCTTGCGCTGCCATGCTGGTGTATTAGCCATATTGTTTTCTCACGCCCACACGCGATGCGGGGTACTTACTTGAACTGCAAACGGCGTCAGTGTATCACTCTGAGGCCCACGGACATTGACATGCCAGCCTTCGATAGGAGTCATTACTGGCTCCTCGTCAGTGCCGCCCGTGCGCTTGTAGATAATGCCAATGGTGTCAACGCTGCCTTCGTATCCTTCCAGCGCAGCAGTGGCTTGGACTTCGCTTGTGAATTTTAGGTATAGATCAGTCATGCTGTGATCCCTTGCAATTCAGCGTTTGCCAAACGGCGGGGGTAGTAGGCGATTTGGCGGATGTGGCCGTTAAGAGTTGGACTGCCAGTTGAAGTGGCTCCAAAGTACAAGCGATCTATTGTTGGAACAGTGCCGCTGGTATCCGTTGCTACCGTTCCACCATTTGCCGATGATGCAAAGTTGTTTACTTGGTATGCGTTTGCATATTGATATGTGCCAGCCGTTGCCAACCCTCCGTTGATTGTTTGCGCTTGCAAAACGCCGCCAGTTGTTACCAGCGCATTTATGTTACCGCCTCCGCCAGAGCCGCAGAGAACCGAAATACGATTTGAATTTGTATTGTTACTTGCTGCATAAATAGTTGCAGAACCCGTCAAAGCTGGAGGCTGACTCAACACAACAGACGCATAGAAAGCACCCTCAGTCGCGTTGTACCAACTACTGAAGTTCGTCCCCGTTATGCTTGCAAAATCAGCCGCACGGGTCACTTGTGACGCCACTGTGGGAATGTAGCTGGTGGCGAAGGCTCCGGCTTCTAGTTGAGCGCCCCAGATGTAGATGCCCGATGTGCCGTCGCCTACTGTGTCAGAAGCATTAACCTGCCCGTAAATTCGCGGTGATGCCGTTGCCGTGGCAACAGTTGTGTATGTAATTGAACATCTGTACCAGCCGTTACCGGCAGGTGTTATGGAAGCAGTGCAATTTGCAACGCCGGTAGTTGTTCCGTTTGCTAGATTGAAATATGCTCTTGTAATTGATGCAACAACCGTACCTGTAATTCGTAATTGACAAAAATTGTACTCACCTGCTTTAGCGTAAACACTAACGGTGTATGCTGTTCCAGTGGTTTGGCTTAAAGACTGAACAACAAAACCAAGTTGGCTAATGTTTGAAGTTATTTTGTCGCCAGTCAATGCCCCATCCGGCGCAATAACAGTATTTGCCGTAATACTGGAGTTGGTTTTAGTCCAAGCCGCATTGTCAAACTGCTCAGAATACGTCCACAAATTTACCCGCTGCTCTTCAATTAGCAGCCCAAGGCTTGCAAGCGTTGTGGGGTTGTAGTCAAACCGTGGTGCGTCGATGGCAGCCGTTTGGATCAGGCCGTTAGAGCCGGTGAACGTGGCCGTGGTAGAGCGTGTGAAGGTGATGCGGGGGTCGAGGGTTTGATTGCCAGACGTAAAGTCGAGGTTAAGCGTAGCGCCTGCAAAAGCGCCGCCTGAACCCAAA